CTGCGCGGTTTCGCCGACGCCTACGATGTGCTTCGCCTGGTCATCGAGACGCGCAAGGACCAGATGGAGCGCCAGCGCTGGCGCATCCGGCCGCGCGACGCAAAGTCCAAGCGCCGCAGCGCCGCGATCGATCCGCAGATGACCGCGCGCATCGCCGGCATCGAGGCCTTTTTCCAAAAGCCCGACGGCATCACGCGCTGGAAGACCTGGCTGCGGGCGCTGCTCGAGGACATGTTCGTCATCGACGCGGCGACGCTGTATTGCCAGCGCACGCGCTCGGGTCAGCTCTGCGCGCTGGCGCAGCTCGACGGCTCAACCATCAAGCGCGTGATCGACGATTGGGGCCGCACGCCGCAGCCGTTTGCCGCGGCCGACGGAACGACGATCTATCCGCCGGCCTATCAGCAGGTGCTCAAAGGCCTGCCGGCGGTCAATTACTCGGCGCGCGACATCGTCTACCGGCCGCGCAATGTGCGCGCCCATCGGGTCTACGGCTATTCGCCGGTGCAGCAGGTCCTGATGACCGTCAACATCGCGCTGCGCCGCCAGCTCTGGCAGCTCGATTACTTCACCGAGGGCTCGATCCCCGACGCGCTGATCGGCGTGCCGCAGGGCTGGACGCCGGACCAGATCAAGCAGTTCCAGGATTACTGGGATACCGAGTTCGCCGGCGACCTGGCCAAGCGCCGGCGGGCAAAATTCGTGCCCGGCGAGACCGCGGCCAAAGTCGTCCAGACCAAGGAGCCGCAGCACAAGGACGATTTCGACGAGTGGCTCGCCCGCATCATTTGCTTTGCCTTTTCGGTGCCGCCGCAATGGGCCACCAAGGCGATGAACCGCGCCACCGCCGACAATCAATCGGCCCAGGCCGAGGAAGAGGGTCTCGAGCCGACCAAGGAGTGGGTCAAGGATTTGATCGACGAGATCGTGGCGGAGGAATTTTCTTCGCCCGACCTCGAGCTGCATTGGCTCGACGAGGACGAAGGCGACCCCGAGACGGTGCTCGAAGGCCGCGTCAAACTCGGCGCCGTCACCCTCAACGAGATGCGCGACGCCCTCGGCCTCGACCCCTTCGACAACGCCGCCGCCGACCGCCCGATGGTGCTCACCGCCACCGGCTTTGTGCCGATCGAGGCGAATGCTGGACAACAGGAGGCAGAGGCGAACGGACAGGGCGCGAACGCTCAAAGCGCACCGGCGATACAAAAATATAGCTCCGATCAGCCGCGTGTGCCTGCCGGCAATCCCGATGGCGGGCAGTGGACGGCGGGCGACGGTAGCAGCGGATCGCCATCAAACTCCTCCGATGGCGCACACGATGGGTCGGGATCGCCCACGCGGTATGCCGCGCGTGATACGGGCACGTTGACGGACGAGACGCCAGGTGCACCATCGAATTCGCAGGCACATGACGATTCGGCGGAACCCAAAACCCAGTTGGCGGCCAATGATTCATCGCAACAAAAGCCCATCGACTTGCGCGACGAAGAAGCGCCTATCGGTAGAGGACACGCTATCAGCGAGCATGTCGGAAAATCCGATGTGGAACTATTGGCGCAAATGATTGGCAAGACTTGGCGCTCTGCCGGCGTGTTCGATCGGCGCGAGGGATCATTTGACTCGATTGAAAGTGCCAACTATCTGGTCAATAGCGCACTCGACGCGCCGAAGAATGTTGCCGAGGTCGCTGCTGTTGCCAGTGGAATTGTGAGGAATCAGTGGCTTATCACGCTCGACACTCCCGGGTCTGTGACTGGCCGTGAACTGTATCGGTCCAGCCCCGATGCCGAGCCTTATATGCGAGTGACCGATGGAGTTGGCGTAGTGATACAATATGATCCAACCAGGCCCCGCGGGTACAGAATTGTTACAGCCTATCCTCGCACTGGTCCGGTGGAGCAGAAGTAACCTCGCGAAATCGATAAACTGATGCCGCCAACTCATTGACCGGTGATAGCGATGACAAATTTGAAAATGGTCCTCTATACCGAGACCGACGGAGTCGAAACGAGATTCGCGTGGCCCAATGAGCAGGTGTATCAAGAGGTAAAAAGATTCCTGGACGGTATTGGTGTTCATCTTCATCCTATTACGTCCCCGGTGGGAGAATTTGGCTATATCGAGACCGAGGAGCAGTACGATGCCCTGTGCGACTTCACGCAAAAGCTGAAAGCGAAGGGGCAGATATAGGTCGCGTAGTCGCCATGCAAATCATTAAGCTTGATGCGACGAATTGGAACGCGGTGCTCGATTTCTACGATGCGCTTCTTGCCTCCATTGGCGCGCCGAACATGCACGGTCGAAGCCCAGATGCATTAATTGATTCCATGGTATGGGGAGGCATCAATGCTGTGGAACCGCCGTATACCGTCCGAATTTCCGGCCTTTCAGCGGCACCCGAGGAGGTTCGTAACCACGTCCAGCTCGTCAGCGACGCACTCGTGGACGGGCGCATCTATCGAAAACGGCACAGGGGCGACGACGTTGAGGTCTCGATTGTGATTGCGTCCGCGATCGATGGGACTGTGTCTAATGATCAAGCGACCAAGATTCGTAATGCGGTGGCGGCAGTGCAATACGAAGGGCCTGATCCCAAGGTTGGCGCGCTGGTCGATCAGCTTCGGCGAAAATTGAAACTGGGCCCTGATCAGGGACGGTGATGAAGTACTCACAGACTGCGTAAGTAAGTACAGCCCGAGGCCAGCACGCCTGGCGGCCGCGGAACGTGCGCGCCCACCGCGTCTACGGCTATTCGCCGGTGCAGCAGGTGCTAATGACGGTCAACATCGCGCTGCGCCGCCAGCTCTGGCAGCTCGATTACTTCACCGAGGGCTCCATCCCCGACGCGCTGATCGGCGTGCCGCAGGGCTGGACGCCGGACCAGATCAAGCAGTTCCAGGATTATTGGGACACCGAATTCGCCGGCGATCTCGCCAAACGCCGCCGCGCCAAATTCGTGCCCGGCGAGACCGCGGCCAAAGTCGTCCAGACCAAAGAGCCGCAGCACAAGGACGATTTCGACGAGTGGCTCACCCGCATCATCTGCTTTGCCTTTTCGGTGCCGCCGCAATGGGCCACCAAAGCGATGAACCGCGCGTGCCCGTCGGCAATCCCGATGGCGGGCAGTGGACGCCCGAAGGCGCAAGCGGTTCTATCGATCATGTAAGGGACTCCTCCAATAGGGGCGGCTCTGCCGATGGTGCCGGTCAATCCAACATCCCCAATGTTCAACTTGCTGCAGGCGGAGACTTGCGCTGTGAAGGCTTCGCAGGAGGATGTCAAAGCGGAGGCAGTTATGGCGCGACAGCAATGTATAGCGTAAGCGGTCACGCGCTTTGCATGGATTGCGCGGTTAAAGTGTTAGGTATACAGAATGAGCCATCCAAGGAGAAGGTTCTGACTTTGAGTCCCTATCTTCTGCGGAGATGACAAAATCATGTTTGATCGCAAAACGCTGCTGGCCAAGCTTGATATCGGCGATATTTTTCATGCTGAATCCCCTGGCGGGGCGAGCTTGATTTGTTTGGTACTGTCCGTCGACCAAACCACCATTCAAGCCAGACGCGTGACCACACAGGAAAATCTTAAGTTTGACCGAAGGACCGGCGTAACAGTGGCTGACGATAAAGGCGTTCCGTGCGTGATAGATTCTGTGGCTCCCCTTCCCGCGGAAATCCACGATGTCTTCCTGGAACTGGATCGAAAATATCAGAAATACCGACCCGGCCGAGAGCCAGAGCGGTTCAAATTAACTGACGCCGAAAAGAAGGCGTTGCTTTTTGTAAGTTCACATTACGCCTCAAATCCCCTGGCAGCGCCCGTATCTTAGCTTTGGTGGTGCAGAACGAGCTTAACGAGCCAAATGAGTCGAACGAACAAGCTTTGGCCGGATTGACGGCGAATATCAGTCAAGAATTGGAGCCGTTTCGCCATGGCGGCTCTTTGGATGCCGAACGCGTCGGCTATAGCTGTGTTCGCGATTATCGCCACTATACGAGTATCGCGACCGGCGTCTTTATGGCGGCAGCCGGTGTCAGCAGGGAAGATTTCCTCGCGATAGCGGATGACTATGCCAGTGTATTTTCCACTTTCCACGAGGAAACGGACGAATTCTACCCACACTTGGCAAAGCAAGATGTCGAAGATAACCTAAGGGGCTACGATTTTTATGAGTCTGGACGCGTTCGGCTGAGCAGGCGATGAAGGCCGACATGAAGGTCGCTAGTGATCCTCAAATCGTCCAAGTTAAGGATCGTTTCCTTTATTGGCCGCTAATTTTGGTTATCGTTTGGGTCACGCTCTCAGGCTTTGAATTTTCAGAACTCTATGGCCTTTTAGGCTGGCTCTGGTCGGCCAGCATCGCTGCAATGGTTTGCATCGCATCGATATTTCAGCGGGCTTGGCGGCGACTGCTATCCACCATGATCTTGCCGCTGAGCGTTCTCGTGTATCTTGGCTTGCCGGGAATGGTGGGAAACTACGTGCATCTCTTCGTCATGTATCCCGTTTATCGCATCGAAATATCGCAGCTGCCTACCGATGAGCCGCGGTTCATGGTGTGGGATTGGGGGCCCGGCTATCGGATAGATTACGGTGTCGTCTACGACGAGAGCGACCAGATAACGTCCGACCACCCGTCCGGGTCCTGGAAGGAAAGAGCCGATCGGCTCGGCGTGCATTACGGCGGTGAGCCGCCGGTGTTTCGTCATTTTTATTTTGTCGGTCTCTACTAGGCATCGCTGCGTCTGCTAGGCATGACGCCGCGGACGCTCTGGCGCAAAGCCTATTGATTCGATGTTTGTCGAGATTTGTGTAGACGGCGTCGACTAACGATATCGGCATGCATCGCCAGGAACGGTGCAGACTGGAAGGTAGCGGACGTCGCTCGATTCTGGTTCCGGATCGCCACGCTAGAAATTTGTATCCAGCATCAAGCGCGCTGAATTAAATGAGCCACGCGCAATACGCTGACGATTCGTCATTTTTCTTTGTCTCCACTAGCAGCATCCCGCTCGTCTTGGATGACTCGCGCGTGCCAAGCGCAGCCTTCGCACTTTTCAACCGAATCTGACAACTGCCACGTGGCCGGCGTTTATTCGCGCCGACCAGCCAACCCCACGTGCCGTACCGATACAACAGGGAGTATTTCGAATGAACGACATGAACATCTTCGTCCCCATTACCAAGATCGATGCGGCGCAGCGCCTGGTTTATGGCGTCGTCACCGCGGAGAGGCCGGATGTCTCCGGCGAAGTCTGCGACTATGCCTCGACCAAGCCGCATTATCAGAAATGGTCGCGCAATTTCGCCAGCGCCACCGATGGCAAGAGTCTCGGCAATCTGCGCGCCATGCATTCCAACGTGGCGGCCGGCAAGCTCGTCGAGATTGCCTTCAACGATGAGCACAAGCGCATCGAGATCTGCGGCAAGGTGGTCGATGACGCCGAATGGGAAAAAGTCGAGCAGGGCGTCTATACCGGCTTCTCCCAAGGTGGGCGCTATCTCAAGCGCTGGCCGGATCCGGACGAGCCGGCGCTGATGCGCTACACCGCCGAGCCCATGGAGGTGTCGCTGGTCGATCACCCGTGCCTGCCGGAAGCGACTTTTGCCGTGATCAAGGCCGACGGTTCGACCGAGCTGCGCAAGTTTAAGGATAATCCTTCGCACGTTTCCGCCGCGCTGGCCGAGGCGCTCGCCAAAATCGGCGCGCGCCACTCCAAGGCCGACAAGGAGCGCATCAAGCAAACCCACGATCTCCTGGTCGGGCTCGATCCCGACTGCTGCGCCGCGGCCGGACCGGTCGCCGGCGCCAAAGTCGAGCCGCGGCCGAAATTTTCGCCGCAAGCCGGCGAGGGCGCAGCCGAAGCTGCCGAGGACGATGAGACGGCAAAGCTCGCAAAGGTCTTCGATCGCTCCTTGGCCAAGGCGATCCAGGCCGTGACCTCGCACGTGGACGAGCTGGCCGCACGCGTAACGAAAATCGAGGCGCAGCCGCTCCCCCTCGGCACCAGCTCGGTGCGCGTCGCCGAGAAGAGCGACGACTCGATCTTTCCAAAACCCGAGGCGCTGCTCGATCAGCCGGGCGCGCTCGAAGCGCTCGCCGAAGCCGCGATCCGCAAGGCGCAAAGCCAGCCGATGCGCGCCATTCCAGGCTTACGCCCGCGCCGAGACTAAGTTCGTTTTCACTTGCTCGTCATTGCGGGGCGCGAGCGCAGCTCGCAAGCCCGCAATGACGGCTGAGCATTTCTCGCCAACCAAACAACCAACCACGGGAACCACACCATGTATCAGCCCAACCTTCCGCACCTCCTTGCCAAGTCGGCCTTGCCGCACACCATGCAGGATTACAGCGCCGCGCTGACCAATGCCGGCAGCTTCCTGCGCGAGATCGAGAAGGCGCACGCCAATCCGCTGCCCGGCGATCCGCTTTCCAAAGCTACGTTTTCGGAATCGAATTCGCCGACCTCGGGCCTGACCTATTACGACCTCGAGACCGGCGCCAAATTCGTCTATCCGATGCTCACGCCGCTGCGCAACGAGATCCCGCGCGTCTCCGGCAAAGGCGGCATCCAGGCCAATTGGCGCGCGGTGACCGGCATCAACACCACAGGCTTGCGCATCGGCGTCTCCGGCGGCAACCGCGGCGGCGTCAGTGCCGTGGCGACGCAAGACTACAGCGCCGCCTATAAGGGCATCGGCATCGAAACCTCGGTCGACTTCGAGGCGCAATATGCCGGCATGGGTTTTGACGACATCAAGGCGATCGGCGCCAAGATCGGGCTGGAAGCCTGCATGCTTGGCGAGGAACTGCTTATCCTCGGCGGCAACACGTCGGTGCCGCTCGGCACCACGCCGACGCCATCGCTGGCGCCGTCGACCTCCGGCGGCAGCCTCACTGCCGCGGCGTCGCCCTACAGCGTCATCTGCGTCGCGCTGTCGCTCGACGCCATCGTCAACGGTTCCATCACCGGCGGCATCCAGGGCGGGATCACGCGCAGCAATGCCGACGGTTCGTCGGATACGTTCGGCGGCGGCGCGGCCGGCAAATCGGCCAATGCCACGGCGTCGATTTCGTCCGGCACTTCCGGCTCGATAGCCGCGAGTGTCGCGCCGGTAACCGGCGCCATGGGCTATGCCTGGTTCTGGGGCGCAGCCGGCTCCGAAGTGCTCGGCGCCATCACCACCATCAATTCGCTGGTGATCGCCGCCAACGCCGCCGGCACTCAGACCGCGGCCTCGCTCGGCAGCTCCGACAATTCGACCAACGCGCTGGTGTTCGACGGCCTGCTCTATCAGGCGTTCAAGTCCGGCTCCAACGCCTATGTGCAATATCT